TCTTCTGACGCCCAGTTAGCCGCTGTGTCTCTTCTTAATTTAATCTGCGTTGCCATTGTTAATCCTCTTAATATGTGGTTGCGGCATTGCCGCCGTCAATTAAAACTGTCAAATTTAACTTATTGTCTGCATCAACGTATGTTGCTGTTATGCCGCTGTGTGTACCGTTGGTAAACATCAATGCCGCATAATCCTGGGCTAATTCCTGTAATTCTGCCGCAGATCCCTGCCCTGCAAGAATGTATAATTCTTCAAAATTTTGATTTGTTTTGTTAAAAGCATCGCGTACTGTGTCGCCATCTTTAGCGTTTAGCGCAGTACCGATATTAATTGTTTGTTTGGCCATGATTTCGTCCCAATAAGCTCGCTATCAGTATTTATCGTAGCGATAAATATATTACTATGCCAAGATTAAGCCTTTACAGACCCGAAAAGGGCAATGATTATAAGTTTTTTGACCGCAACATCTACGAGATGTTTCAAGTGGGCGGCGTCGACGTCTTTATACACAAGTATATTGGCACCGATGACGGCACGGCTGTTAAAGATCACACCCAGATTCAAGACTTGTTGTTCTTAGAAAATCGTGATAGAAAATACAGCGAAGACATTTATACGCTTCGAGGACATTATCAAGTAGCGGACATTGACTTTAACCTCAGTCAGTTTGGTTTATTTTTAAGCAATGATACAATTTTTATGACAGTTCACATTAATAACAGTGTGGATATTTTAGGTCGTAAAATTATGAGTGGCGATGTTGTAGAACTGCCCAACTTAAAAGACGAATATGCCGCAAATAATTATGCGGCTTCACTAAAACGCTTCTATGTTGTAGAAGAAGTTAATCGCGCCGCAGAAGGATTTTCAGCAACTTGGTACCCGCACTTATATCGTGTAAAATTAAAAAGCATCGTTGACAGTCAAGAGTACAAAGATCTGTTGGATCGTCCAACAGAAACAGACAACTATGCTGGGGATTATGATCCTACAATAACTTACTATCCTGGACAAATTGTAAAATATAAAGGTGTACTCTACGAAGTTATACAGGAAGTTACAGGCAATGAACCAGGAGTCAGTGAAACCAGTGTAGAGCCAACAGTCACAGACGGCTGGCAGGATTATTATGTAGTTAGTACTACAGATACCTTACGTGATCTAATGAGCACCTATGAAAAAGAAAAGGCCATAGGCGAAGCAGTAGTGGCGGAAGCAGAAGCCAATGCTAAGAAAAGCGGTTATGAAACCAGTCACTTTTATACATTAAATGTTGATGAGAATACTGGAACAGTCGATTTAACACTGGTAACATCAGATACTAATGTATCCGTAGATACTAATGTCACAGGCAGTGCATTGCCAATTCGTGACGGCTATGCTGGATATTTGTTAGGGGACGGTATAGCACCCAACGGTCCTATTGTTAATGTCGACGATGTCACTATACCTGAAGGACAGGTAGATGCACAGTTTGGTTTTGGTATACAATTTCCCAATGGTGCTGCCAGCGGTGATGTATTTTTAAGAACAGATTTTATGCCTAATCGTATGTTTAGATACGATGGACGTCGATGGGTTAAACAGGAAGATAATGTGCGTATGACATTGAGTAACACAGATGATCGTCAGACACAGAAAACTGGGTTTGTTAATAACACAGAAAAATCTGGAATTAGACAACTGGCATCTGACGTTATCTATATTGATTTACTGGGTGATCCAATTTGGGAAAGCGATGGTATCACACAGGATCTACAACTAACAGCAACATCTACAACTGTTACAACCAATGTACCATACAATAAAGATTATTTCATTGAAGTATGGATTGACGAACAGAGTAAAGCAAAGAAAGTTACAATGTCAAATACGGGCGGAACTATTGTATTCACAATAGGACATCCTATACAGGATAACAGCGTAATTAGATATACTATCTTCGATCGTGTAGTAACACAAAGACAGAGCCTAAGTAAAGCTCTTAGACCACAGGCGGACAACTAATGCAATTCTTTTACGATGGTCAAATAAGACGATATATTGGTCAGGTAATTCGCATGTTAAGCGGATTTAAGTATCAAGCCGCAGACGGAACACAACGTACTGTGCCAGTGATGTACGGAGATATGACCCGTCAAGTTGGCAGTATTATCAAAGAAAACTCAGAGAATAAATTATCTAGTGCTCCAAGGATAGCAGTTTATGTAACTGGCTTGGCCATGGATAAAACAAGACTAAGCGATGCAACTTTTGTCAGCAAAGTACATATTCGTGAACGTGAGTATAACGAAATCACTGGAGAATATACTGCTAAACAGGGCAACAATTATACTGTAGAACGCTTAATGCCTACGCCATATAAACTGACATTAAAAGCAGATATATGGACCACCAACACTGACATGAAATTACAGATCATGGAACAGATATTGATGTTGTTTAATCCAAGTTTAGAAATACAGACCACAGATAATTTCATCGACTGGACTAGTTTAAGTGTTGTAGATTTAACTGATATAACTTTTAGCAGTCGTAGTGTTCCTGTAGGCGCTGAAACAGAAATCGACATTGGAACTTTAACTTTTGAAACACCAATCTGGATCAGTCCTCCTACTAAAGTTAAAAAATTAGGTGTAGTTACAGATGTACTAATGAACATATTCGATGCCACTGGCAAAGTCACTCCTGATTTTGTCAACGGCAAACCAGTCGCTACAGAATATAATAATACCGGTGGCTTTGGTTTACTAGTTTATAATAATAAATTAAGTCTTCTTAAAGGACGAGAGCCTATTATAGAAGATGATGCCGCCGACAGTGTGTTTACTAAAATAGGTGCAGACATCAGTTGGGATTATATTTTTGAACAATACCCAGGAAAATTCCGTACCGGAATCAGCCAAGTATTTTTAATTCAAGACAACGGCAATCAGATTGTAGGCACACTCAGCGAAGATCAAGATGACAGCACAATATTACATGTGAATTGGGATCAAGATACATTTCCAACCAACACATTAATAGCCAACGATGCAAATACTGTATTGCGTGGCACTGTGGATGCTATTGTAGATCCAACAAGATTTAATCCTCGTCCAAGATTGCCTGGTGGTGCGTTAGACTGGCCTGATATTACCAGTGGTCCGATTAGATACATCATACTAGACAGCATTGGAGACGAAGTAAATGACGACGGCCCCGATGGCTGGAAAAATCAAGACGGCAGCGATTTTTATGCACAGGCAAACAGTATCATCGAGTGGGCGGGTACACACTGGGAAGTAGTTTTAGATCCTAACGATCCTGCATTGGTTGATACACCTGTATACATTACTAATCTAAGAACTGGTATACAGTATAAATTCTTAGAGGGCGAATGGACTAAATCATTTGAAGGCGAGTATCCTAAAGGTACTTGGCGCATGATATTCTAAAATAAGTAAGTGCATGAAAGAACAGATTGTCTGCTCTGGCGCACTATTTTATGCCAAAACTACTCGAAGATTTTTACTGCTACAAAAAGCAGAAGGTAAACACGCAGGTACTTGGGGATTAGTCGGCGGCACCAACGTTGAAGGCGAAAGTGCTTGGCAAGGACTTCAAAGAGAAATTGAAGAAGAAATTGGCAGTGTTCCCAGCATCATTAAAACTATTCCCATAGAGACATTTGTCAGCAACGACAGCGTGTTTAATTTCCACACTTATCTCTGCGTAATTGAAAACGAGTTTATTCCTGTATTAAGCAAAGAACACAACGGGTGGGCATGGGCTACAGTAGACAGTGCTCCTAAACCCCTACACCAAGGACTGCGTAGTAGTTTTAGTAATAAAATATTACGTACAAAACTTCAAACAGTTTTTGATATAGTAGATTTAATTTGATAATCTCCACTGATTATAAACTTGACTAACAGCCTGTGGTGGGCCGTGTTCTGTATTAAAACTAACAACCACCCGTCTAGTACTACAATTAGCATCAGTGCTGTGCTCTAGCCAACTAGGAAATAATATTAACTGTCCTTCCTTGCACTCAACTATGTGATGATTTTCATTTAATTCATTAGATCCTAAAATCATTTCAGCCATTCTACACTGTGCCACGGGACTGTGAAATTTTAAACCTACAGACCTTTCGGGTGCTTCCACATATAATGCTCCTGAAATTACACTAAGTTCATGCCTATGAGGTTTCACTGCGTGTCCAGTTTCCATGATATTGAACCAACTGTTGGTTATCTGCACTGGCGCCATTTGTAAATCTAGTGCCATGTCTTTTACCAAACTTTCTATTTTGGCTCTAAGCCTCCTCACACTAAAATGACTTAAAATTGGAGTCATTGGAGTATTATAAGAACTGCCAGCATCACTAACTAGGCCGTGTGGTCGCAAATTTTTTTCACTTTGTTTTACCAAATCTTTAAGATTTTGCCACTCGGGCTCAGTGGATAAATCGTGAATATCTATACGTACTGGAAAAATTAATTTCTGCATTTGGTGATATTTAGTACTCTGTTTTGCTGTAAACAGCGGTTGTGACTCTATAAATATTCTACAGAAAGGAGACATCGATGTTACTAAAACCAGTACATGATAGATTAATTGTTAAACGAGACGACCCTGAAAAAGTCAGCAAAGGGGGAATTGTTATACCTGATCAAGCTCAAGAACGTGCAACTCGCGGCACAATTCTAGCCTCGGGTCCAGGAAAATATGCTGAAAAAACCGGCGTGTTCATCCCTACAACCCTACAACCAGGCACAAAAGTTTTATTTCATCCTTATGCTGGCAGTGAAATGAAGGTAGGTGAAGAAATATTCTACAATATGCCAGAAGGCGATATTTGGGCTATCATAGAAGAAGATGAAGAACCAACTGCTGTCTAAAGATTATATTATACACCAGATTGATTTTGTTAAAAATAATCAACAGTTATATTCGAATCAATGTATAGAATTACATAAGGCATTGATTCGAATAAATGGGAATATCGATACAACTAAATCGTATTGGAAATATAATATTTTTAATGTTAGTTGTAGCAGTTTAGCGTTCTACAGGCTATGGAAGGAACTTAATTTAAAAATAAGAGAATATGTTGGAGACGATCGTCCATTATGGATGTCTGGGTGGTTAAATTTTCATAAGAGTGATCAAGTTTTAGATTGGCACAATCATAAATTATCTATTTGTCACGGTTATGTTAGTATTGATCCAAAAAATACTGTAACAGAATTTGAAAATTATAAAATTACAAATTTGCCTGGGCAGTTGTATCTTGGTCCTAGTGAAAGAATGCATCGTGTTTTAGTTTTAGAACCATATTCTGATTATAGGATTACTATAGGATTCGATGTAAGCGATAAGCAAAACGAAGATCATATTAATTCTAATTTTCATTCTTTTATACCGGTATTTTAATATGTTTAAATTTTTAGAAGATCAAGATTTTATTAACAGTAGACAAAATAATAAACATTTTGTTTTTAGAAATCTTGATCTAACTACTCCTACCTGGAGTGAAATATTAGAGAATTTAAACCAAACGATTGTTTCTAAATCAAAAATAAAAATTTTAGAGAATCTTGGATTTGTATTTTTTAATGCAGAAAGAATGTTGTCTGTAAACAGTTTATTAACTGAAATTAAAAAACTTACAGATAGGCCCTGTACAGCACATTGTTATATTTCTTTGTTAGAAGTATCGCATACATTTGGTAGACATAACGATACATCGGATGTATTTTTTTGGCAAGTACAGGGTCGCACACTATGGAAAGTTGAACAAGGCACAACAACCTATGAGTATGAATTATTTCCTAATGATTTAATTTATATTCCTAGATTTATATTTCATGATGTAGTACCGCTTGAGCCAAGGGCGGGTATATCTATAGGAATTGATTACTAAGATGTTAGAAAATATTAAAGATTATATTTTTGTAAAGAATGTTATACCAAAAGATGTCTGCGAATCTATGGTTAAAGATGTTGCCACACGAGCACCGTGGACTAAACATCAATGGCAAAATTACGGGATCGTTAAGGATAGAAAAACAAGTTTTCCGTCTACAGAATTAGACATAGCAGAATCAACTCCAGAACAAAATAATATACTATACCCATATATGGGCGAAGTATTAAAGGCATATGAAGAACGAATAAAAGAAAATAACAGTTTTGATAGTTTTGTTTCTAACTGCGGATTGCATATTGCTTGTCCGGTAAGATTTAATAGATACACAGTGCATACGCAGATGTTAGCACATCATGATCACATACACAGTCTCTTTGACGGTGAACGTAAAGGAATACCAATTTTATCTATTGTTGGATTACTGAATGATGATTACGAAAAGGGCGGATTTTTCTTTTTTGACGATTACGAAGTAAAGTTATCTGCTGGAGATATTCTAGTATTTCCTTCTGTGTTTATGTATCCGCATCGCGTTGAAAAAGTATCTAAAGGTACACGATATAGTTTTGTAAGTTGGGCATGGTAATGGATAAGTTAATAGATTTTGTTCGTATTGAAAATGCAATACCTGAAGAATTTTGTGATGAGATTGTAAAAGAAATCTCAAATAATCCTCACTGGGGTACACATTCCTATCATCCAGGTTTTAATAGACCCACCGTAACACATTTTCCTCCTACAGAATTTGAATTTCTCGATGCAGAAGAACAGTTAAGTTTAAAATTAATGCCGTATGTAGAACGTGTTATGAGATCCTACAACACATTCATTAATCAAAATAATAGTTTTGAAGGGTATGATTCTGAAACTGGGGTTACTACCTGCACTCCTATACGGTTTAATCGCTGTCGAATTCACACACTTGTTGAAGCACACCACGACCATATACACGAATTATTTGGAAAAGGAAACAAAAGTATACCTTCAGTTTCAGTAGTTGGACTGCTTAATGATTCATTTACTGGTGGCGAATTTGTTATGTTTAAAGACACTGATATGAAATTGAAGAAGGGCGATATTATTGTATTTCCTTCTAACTATCTGTACCCGCATCGTGTTGAAAAAGTTAAAAGCGGAGTTAGAGTAAGTTTTGTTACTTGGGCGTTTTAATGACCGATGATTTTAAAAACATGGTTTTTTCTAAGGATAATTTTTTTATAAATCCTGATAAAATTCTCACGCTGTTTGATCGAGAACAGTTTTTTCAGTCAGCCGCATATCCAGGACAGCGTACAGGCAATTTATTAGAATCTAATAAAGACATTTCAAGAAATTTTGGTTTGTTTTGTTCTAAAAAAATATGCGATGAAATATTTCCAGGAATTCACGGACTTATGATTGACATCAGATTGCATATCAACACCGTGTACCATGACAGTGAACTTAATCAAGGATGGATTCATGCAGACGATGCTGATCTGGCTGGATTAATATATCTGTCAAAGAACGAAGATTGTTTAGATACTGGCACTTCAATTTTTAATAAAAAAATAAAAGAAAACTTTTCATCGAGGGATATTACATCTCGTCAAGAGTTTAATGTCACTGGTGTTGCAACTGATGAATATAAAAAAGATTTGTATGAAAATCATAGTATGTTTTCTGAAACAATACGTATAGGCAATGTTTACAATCGATTAGTGGCCTATGATGCTACATTATTTCATCGACCGAATCGTTATAACTTAGATTCTTTAGAATTGAGAAGGAGTATTGTATTTTTTATCAAAGGTTTCAAAAGAACATACGAATCAAAAATTAATATTATGTCGTCTTGGGAGGATGTATGATTTATAAAACTCCGTTATTTGAAGTACCAATGTATAAAATGAAAGCATCTAGACATGCTGAGATTAAACAATGGATGCTGGACAATGTGTTTACTGAATATGAAAAACATGGCCCTAATGAGTCGTCTAGAAATCTTTATAGCAGTTACTTTCCCGGTGCTCCTAAATTAGATAACAAGACATTTTCTAATTTTTATACCAAAGATATTAACAATTTTATAGATAAGGCAGGTTTTTCAAAATTACATAAGTGGGAAACACGTTTGAACTTTTGGTATAATTTAACGTTTAAGGGATCCTATCAGGAAGTTCACGACCACTTAGGAGGTCCTATACCAATTTCCTATGCGGCAATTCATTATGTTGTCTTTGACAAAGCAGAACACATTTCAACAGTATTCTATAATCCGTTAGAATCTATTTTAAAAACATTACAACCAACTACAAAGGATCAGTTTAGACCTACCGATTATCAAGGTTTACAAAAAATATTTAATGTTGAGGAAGGAGATTTAATAATATTTCCGTCTTATGTACCGCACTCTGTGATGACGCAAGTTAGCGAAAACCCCAGACTTACTGTAGCATTTAATCTCAGCATTTACGAAAAGGAAGCATATGAGTAATGTATCTACAATACCTTTATTTCCTGTAAACATTTACAAAATAAAAGTAACTAATCACGAAAAAATTAAAAAGTATCTTATGGATAATGTGCATCCTTATTTTGAAAAACACGGACCCAACGATCCAGTACAAAATACATTAACAGACTACGGGTTTATGCACGATGCGGCATTCTGTCATTGGCCGTATCTTATTGATTGGTATAAGCCAGATATCCATTCTATATTAGAAACAATTGGTTTCAATTTTAAACGCCATCCTTGGAAAATAAAAATGAAAGGATGGTATAATTTTTCTACCAGCAATACTGCGGCATTTGTACACGATCACGCCGGAGGACCTAGTACAATACAATTTTCTGCTGTACATTATGTAAAGTTAGGAGAAGGCGCTAAACCAACTGTGTTTAATAATCCATGGAGCAAACTGTTAAAAGCAACTACTCCTACTAAAAACTTTGATTTTCTCCCGCCTTATTTCTGTGATTTTTCTCGAATGCCCGAAGTAGAAGAAGGAGATTTAATATTATTTCCTAGTTGGCTCGATCACTTTGCTCCTCATTTTACTTCAGGATCGTTGCGTGTTACCACTGCTCTCAATATTATGATGCGTGTAGATGATGGAGACGGAAATTAAAATGAAATTCAGTGAATTAGCCAATGTTGGCATGGTGCTCGAAGACTTGAATCCGTTTTTAGTTAAGCGTATTCAAAAAGTTACACAAACATTTAAAGATATGTTTAAAGAAAATAGTTCTCCTGATATGTTATATCAGTTTCATAGAAGAATAGACGGGTACGATCTAGATTATTTAATACCCGAAGATTTAAAAAAAGATATTGAAAACGAAGCACTTAAATTAATAATTGCACACGAGCATACATATCAATATTTTAATAGAATGTATAATTTTATAACATCAATTCCACCAAAAGAAGTTCAGTTTGAATTAGAACGTATGTGGGTTAATATTCAACGCAAGGGAGAATTTCTACCTATACACGAACATTCAGGCATCTATAGTTTTGTTTTATGGACTGATGTTCCGTTTAACATAGCAGACGAAGGGTTATATAGTCCTAATCCTACTACAGAAAAAAACAGAGCAGGACATTTTCAATTTTTATACATAGATATTCTTGGAAAAATCAGCACATTAAACCTACCAGTGGACAAAACATGGGAAGGAAAAATGTGCATCTTTCCATCTGCTATGAATCATCAAGTTTATCCATTTTATAGTTCTAATGGTATTAGAATTTCTATATCTGGGAATTTTAGGGTGCGTATAGGTGATTAATTTTAAACCGTTATCTCGAACTCTTGCTGATAAAAATTTAGTCTATGAATTTTTAGACCCGCTACCTACATGGGCTGTAAAATCAGGAGAACTATATTTTAAAAAGTTTGCATTTGAATACGGTCATCATGCGGCATCATTAGACGACGGAGAACCATATTTTGGAAAAATGCTGTTGCTTAGAGAAGCAAATCTTGATTTATCTGTACCTTACTTAATACAAAATCTCTGCGACTGCATTCAACTATCACTGTTACCACAAATTGATCCTAATGGAAAATTTGTAGAATTACAGAGAATTGCCGTCAATGGTCAAACTTCAACACAGAACCCTGCACCTCATATTGATACCGATACAGATTCCAGTTTATGGACTGCGGTATATTACGTTAATAACAGTTCGGGCGATACTGTATTTTATCGCTCTATTCTTAATCAAGAAGAAATATACAGAAGTACATTTCAGCAAGGAAAAATAGTAATATTTCCTGCAAGTTTTTGCCACAGAGCAGTTGCGCCTCTAAGTGGCTGGCGAATATCAGTAGGCATCACTTTTGAATGGCATACTGATTTATCTAAACAATGTCGGATGGATGTATGATTAATACGTTTGCATGGAAAACTAATTCTAATGTAATAGAACATACCAGTGTTTTACAAATAAAAAATGCTGTTAGTTCACAATCAAGAGAACAGTTAATAAAAGAAATTTTAGATTATAAAAGTGTAACTGTTGATAACTCTGGCAGTGAAAAAAATTGCTGGCGTGGACGACCTGAATTGCCAAAAGAATACATTAATGATTTAATTCTTACTGCTGTGAATGCTTATATTAATTCATTGCCCAATTCTGCTATGCTGTCAAGAAATGAAAATCCTTCAGATAGATTTGATTATGATAAACCGTTAATTCATTATTGGGTCAACGTAAATGCAAAAGACGGATACAATGTATCGCACAATCATGCAGGATCTGTAATAAGCGGAGTTATATATCTACAGGCTAGCCAAACCGGAATAATAGAATTTCAGCCGTTAAATTACATATATAAAATTAACCATCCTTGCTGGTTTTATAACGGCAGTATGCAGTATCATCCCGAAGACGGTGATATAATTATATTTCCGTCTTATCTATTGCACAGCGTAGAGCCAAATCCAATAGATAAAGAAAGAATTAATATTGCTTTTAACATAAATTACACACCTAAATGAATATAGAATTTTTCTGCGAAGATAGTCATGTTTCAGAATATTGGCCACCAGTGCCTGCCAAGGATTGTATACCCGAAGAGTATGCTAATCTTCCTGCGGGTAAAGAAAAATATCAAATAAAAGAAGAACCTATTCATAACATAAAGGGCTGTTTGCCTGCTATGGATTTTATGTCCGCCGGTTATATTATTTTTAATTCTTATGAATTAGAGTTAGATACAAAATTTAAACAATTTAGAGAAGATCTAAATTTAAAAACAGCAAGAACCATCACAGAGTCCGAACATGAATCAAATATTCATGCTAGAAAAGCTCTTGCAATATATTATGAAAATGCCTGCCCTGTAATTAATGAGCAAAAAAAGCAACGAGTATATTTTAAAGTTAAGACATCTTGGGCGGTACGAACACCGCCTGGTTATAGTTGTTTGGTAATGCAACCTTTTTACTTAAATGAAAAAAGATTTACAATTATGCCTGCTATAATAGATACAGACACGTATCATTTACCAATACCTATCACTGGCTATTTAAACATAAAAGAAAATACTAGAATACGACCAGGCACGCCTTTAGTACAGATAATTCCATTTAAAAGAGACGACTGGAATATGTCTATATCCGACAAGATTCCTAGCGACAAATCAAAATTCTTTATTTGGAATTCCTATAAACGATTATTCCATTCAATTAAAAAGTATATATGACCAAAGAAATTAATATTAAATTTACCTGCGAGGACGAGGATACGGCTAAATTGTTTCCTCCCGTTCCGGCGGCTAAATTAATTCCCGAGTGGTATAAAAACATTCCTGTAACTGCATCAAGGGCAGAAGGATATATCGATGGCGATCAAGTTCCTACTATAAAAAGATGTATGCCGGTGTTAGATTATCTAACTTCAGGGTACATTCTAAGAAACTCCTACGAAATAAATGCGTGGCCTGCAAATAAGGACGGTATAAAGAGTTTTAATCTTGAGTGTAATAAGAAAAATTATGTAGGAGCACATCCGTGGCATCAGGCTACAACTGAAATTAACGGTGTTAAAAACCATTATTTTAAAATTAATCAAGAATGGCATATTAAAACTCCGCCTGGATATAGTTGCTTAATTTATCAACCTCATTATTTGTTTAGAAAAGAATTTCAAATGTTTCCCGCTATAGTTGACACCGACAAGCATGACGACTTTACTGGGTTAGTAGGGATTATCAACAGCGAAACTGATTTTACTATTGCTCCTGGAGATCCGCTGGTAACTATTTTTCCGTTTAAACGAGAAGAATGGAAAATGGACGTAGAGTATGATAAAAATATTGGATCTAACAGTAGTTTTAAATATTTTTTACACGGTGTTTGGCATGGGTTTTACTCCAAAATGTTACACACCAAGAAGACGTATCGATAACGGCTAGTGTAGGTATATAGTATATGTTTACATTTTTCTTTAAGAAGTCCACGGTTCATATAGATATCTTTACTTTCTATCCTGGTATTATTGAACTGTTCCCGATTAGGGAAGCCGACGATGTAATGCCATCGTGGTTTAAAGCAGTGCCAACTAGCACCAAATCTCCGTCGGGCTCCTCAGTGGCAACAGTACGCACTTGTCCGGGCATGGTAGAATTATTTAAAGAAGGTCTAATTATTCCGTCCTGGTGCGATTTATACCTAGACTGGAGTAGGGGATCTTTATATCATGAGCCCGACGAAATGGGCAAACAACATCCTGATTGGCAGTGGAATAAGAGTCCTGCTTTCAAAGATTTTCATCATTTAAAAATTGGAAGTCCGTGGAAATTTAAAGAAAAAACAGGTTCTAAATTTATGATGACTAACACTTGGTGGAATAAACCTGGGGTTAAACATTTTGTGCCTAATGGTTTAATAGAATTTAAATATCAGCACTCGTCTAATGTTAATTTATGGCTTCCTAAAGCAGGGTTCCCGCAAAATTATACAATAACTGCGGGTGATCCTTTATGTCAAATTATTAATATAGACGGAAAGAAAATAAAATTTCATATGCATTACACTGATAAGAACGAAATAGATCATGATGTAAACGATTTACTTTTTTCCCAAGTAGGGCAATACTATAAACGAAAAAAATTAATAGAAGAAAACTGTCCAAACTGGACTCCGGATACAAAAAAATAATATGTTTACAATTTTTAGACGACCATCAAAAATTTACGTTGACTGTTTTACAGATTTAGAAGAACTTCCAAAGTTTTTTCCTATTCAACACGCTTCTGAACGACTGCCTACATATTGGAAAAATCTGCCAACTACTGTGCCTTATATGGGTCCTCATCGAGGAACTATGAAGACATGTCCAGGAGTAAGTAGTTTATATAGAACAGGATTTATAATTCAAAATTGGCACGACATATGGCTTAGTGTTGACAATAATAACCTTTCCTGGCAACCTCAACCGGCCGCAGAATCACACGATCCAGGACAATGGGGCGATGCATTTAAAAATCATTATCATTTAAAAATGGTCAGTCCATGGCGCATTAAAGAAAAAACCGGTGTTAAATTTATGTTTACTAACACACTTTGGCACGATGAAGATTTTAAACCTAAAGTGGTAAATGGTATAGTAGAATACAAATATCAGCACACAAGTAGTGTTAATATGCTTATTCCTAAAAATATGTTTCCTAAATCTCAACTAATACCTGCAGGTAAAGAACTGGTACATGTTGTACCGTTATCCGATAAAGATGTAGTAATTAAGATGCACGTAGTTGATGCAACAGAATTAAAAAAATTACAAAATTGGGTTTTTACATTTAACGGTCATTATTTTAAACGTAAAAAACTATTACAAGATCGTGGAGAATAACTTGCAGGAATTTACAAAATTATTATCGTCTGGTGCGGCTGTTACAGGAATTTTTCCAAATCCAGTTTATAAAAAAAATATAGGAAGGCCGCTGACCGAGTTAGAATTAAAAGCATCCTTGCCTGAATCATACAATTTAAGACCTGGCAGTGATAATCTGCGAGCAGACAGTACAAAAATTCTAACTAATCCAGCATTTTTTGGAATTAAAAATTTTATTGACAGTTGTTTAAAAGATTTTTTAAAAGAAATTGTTTCACCTTCTACTGATTTTAATCTATATGTTACACAGAGTTGGATTAATTTTAACAGAGAGGGCGATAAACATCATCAACATTTTCATGCTAACAGTATTGTCAGCGGTGTCTTTTATCTAAACACCAGTGAAAATGATATGATATCATTTTATATTCCCCAACGCAGTCAGATTCATATTATGAATACTCCTAATTGGTGGAACATGCGTAAGATTGGAGTGCCTGTGCGTCCTGGAGATTGTGTTTTGTTTATGAGTGATTTAGAACACGGCGTTGAAAGACAGGGCATACCCGATCACACTCGTGTAAGTCTTGCATTTAATACATGGTTCAAAGGCGAGATCGGCAGCGAAGAAGGTCTGACACATCTAAAGCAATGAATATTTCCAGTTTAGAAACTATTGATTTACCTAACATAGGTGTTATACGCGGTAAATTAAGCGATGATGCCTTGCAGGTATTAAAAGAAGAAATTAATAAAATTCAACAAGACTTTTCTAAAGCAAAACCTTGGAACAAAGATCTTGCAGGGCATATTAGAAAAGAATTTTTGTTACAGGACAGCGTAAAAATTCTAGAACCAATGCTAATTAATATGGCTCTTGAACATAACGAAAAGTACAAATACGTTGATCCCACATTTGATGTTGAGCTAGGAAAAAAATATAGATTTGCTATGGAAACTATGTGGGTCAATTTTCAGCAAAAGCACGAATTTAATCCGTTACATAGACATACAGGAATTTATAGTTTTGTTATATGGGTTGAAATTCCTTATTTTTTAAATTTTGAAAAAGAGATCGGTCCGGGTAAAAACGCCAATGTTAATCGAGCAGGTATGTTTGAATTCACCTACACAGATATCTTAGGAAATCTAAGAGGTGAATCAATTGGTGTAGATAAATCCTATGAAGGTTGTATTATTATGTTTCCTGCAAGACTGCATCATATGGTGCATCCTTTTTACAGTACTGAAAATTACAGGATCTCCGTTGCTGGAAATATAAAAGTTATTACAGAATAATATGACTATTCATGCTATTTTTCCTACGCCCATATACGAACACGTCGGCACCGTAGAAGAAACATTTTTAGTACAACACGAAATTAAAAATTTTCTTCCTAAAATCACTACAACAGATGAATTCAATAATCCGCCAGGATGGGACGACGGTGTAAAAACAAATATCAAACTCAGATATAATACTATTGTAGATTTTCAAATGAAAAATCTAGAAAATTATATTGAGTCTCATGTTAAAAAATATATTCAATCTGTTGGAGCATGGGAACCTATGCCAAATAAACTAGCACATAGTTGGATTAATTTTGTTGAAACAGGTGCTAGGCAAGATTGGCATCAGCATCAAGATGCTGTTATTGCAGGAACTTATTATTACCAAACATCCGAAGATGACGGAGACATAGTATTTAGAACTCCAAATCAATTTGTAGAATTGGAATTATTTCCATTAGGATCTACTGTAGATAAGTTTTATAATATAAAACCTAAAGTTGGAAAAATAGTGCTTTTTCCAGGATGGCTTGCACACTCTGTAAGAAAAAACACACAGGATAATACTAGAATATCCATATCGTTTAATTATATGAGAGATAACTTTGCAGCCAGAACTGAAACGAATCATAAAAACAACAAGTAAATATGTCCAAGAGAGGAATTTAGATGAAAAACAAAATTAATAAAATTATAATAGTTGGTGGCGGTAGTGCTGGATGGATGAGTGCCGCTATGCTATCTAACGAGTTTCCTGATAAGGAAATTGCTGTAATTGAAAGTCCTGATATTCCAATCATTGGTGTCGGCGAAAGTACCTTAGGTACAATTAATCAATTCCTAGGCACACTAGGTCTAGAAGATAAAGATTGGATGGAATATTGTAAAGCCACTTATAAATTATCTATTAAATTTACAGATTTTTTTGCCAAGGGAGAAGAATTTTACTATCCGTTTGGTATTAAAGACATGCAAAATTGTCAACAAGGAATCGCCGACTGGTTTGTTAAAAAAGTACAACAACCAGATACTCCTATTATAGATTTTTATGAAAATTTCTATAGCACTATGCCTTTCATCACACAGAGTAAAATATATGATAATGCAGATGGACAGTTGCCTGGTTTTAGTTGGAAAAACGATGCCGCATATCACATGGATGCCGCATTGTTCGGTGAATTTTTAAGAGAACGTTTTTGTGAGCCAAGAGGTGTTGTTCATATTAAAGAACACATAGACGACATTTTGCTTGCAGACACTGGAGAAATTGACGGGCTAGTACTACGTAATGGCGATACACTGGAAGCAGATTTATACTTAGATTGTTCTGGTTTTAAATCTATGCTGTTAGGAGACAAGTTGGGTGTTAAATTCGATTCATTCAGTAGATGGTTACCTAATAACAAAGCATGGGCTGTTCAAGTTCCTTATGAAAACAAAGAACTTGAAATGGAAAATACGACTGATTGCGTGGCTGTTGATAATGGCTGGATATGGAACATTCCTCTATATCATAGAATTGGTAAGGGTTATGTATTCTGCGATCAGTTTACTACCGAAGAACAGGCGTTGGAAGAGTTTAAACAATTTATTATGACTAGAATGAAAGTGTTACGCACTAGAGAACAAGTGGATGCACTAGATTTTAGATTAATTAATATTAAAAATGGTGTGCATGAACGTTGCTGGCACAAAAACGTAGTAGCAGTAGGACTATCATACGGATTTATTGAGCCATTAGAAAGTACAGGATTATTAAGTGTTCAGGAAATTCTATTAAGATTATGCCACACACTACATTATGATACTATTAATAAAATACATATTGATAATTTTAATCACATTGTTGGCGGTATCATGCAGAGTTTTAAATTCTTTGTAGCGTATCATTATACTCTAAGTTCACGAAGAGATACTCCTTATTGGAAGCATGTCACTGAAAATATTGAAATGGACAGCGAAATGTTAATTCCGGGTAATCAGATGCCTAGTCAAGTGGGCGAGTTGGCTGTAAGATTGTTACAGAGTCATCATCTACCTGGAGATTTTTCAATGGGAGGTGTACCTGATATATTTGTAGGTATGCACATGGGTCCAGTTAATAATACTCAACTTAAAGTTTTAAGTTCAATTTTATTAGGACGTAATGGAACAGTTCCTGAATTTTTTAGTAATCAAACACAAGATTATTGGAATCAGAAAAAAGAATACATTCTTGGGCTTGCTTCGACTGCTCCTAGTCATTATCAATATCTCAAAGAAAAGATATATAACAACGAAGCATAAAAAAAGCCACCCTAAGGGTGGCTTTTTTGTATATTAAATTATATTATACAGAAGGCTTTACTGAAACATTGGTTGGAATTTTCTGTGCTTCAGGATCATCTGGATCCGCAACAAATTTTAACATTCTTTCTGTATCTTCCTTTTGTAATTGCAAAGCACTCTTTAAAATTAAGGAATCAAAAATTGCAGTTTTGTCTGCAGGAATCGGTTCAGTCCAATTTGGATCTGCAAGACGACGTTTAATCTCTAAAGCGGCTATTTCGTCCATAGATTCTTTAATTCTATTTGTAACAAAATCATCAATGTGTTGATGTGGGTTAACATATTTCCATGCCAATGCTTTCCATTCTAAATCTGTTACTTCTACTGTAAATCTTTTTGCCATGATTTATTCCTTATCCTTGTTCTCTTTCAGCCGCTGGTATCAAATCAGCATCTTGTACTATTTGATCTCTATCTGACGGGATAGTTGCAGTGTTTGGATCAGCAATCATACGTGCTATTTCCATTTCAACAATTTCATCCATGGCCAATCTTGCTCGCCATGTTGCCAAATTGTCAATAAAATCTAATGGATCTAGAGCAATGTGCGCTAGTACCATGGCTTCTACGTCTGTTAATTCAAATGTAATTTGTGGCATTCTAATTCTCTCTTATCAATATATATTTATCCGATCAGGTACCCAGCAAAAACACTATGGCTTCCGTGTACACGACTTGGTCCGCCTGCCCAGAAGAAAAACTGACTAGTATATTCTCCGGAACTCAAGTATAAATCTAAACTCATTGACACTCCGCCTGCATGATTATTACTTGTTCCGTGCATCCACATTCCGTGAGGGTGTCTTCCGCTCCATGCTCCCAAACCACCGCTACGACTAAATCCTAAGTGAACATAGTTTGGAGTATTGTTATCGTCGTTATAGTTATAACTTTGCCATGTTAGATGATAAAATCCGCTTACAGGTGCTGTAAATCTACCGTTGTTGTCAAAATTTGATCCGCCACGCTGATAAACGTCCCAGCCCATGCCTGAACCAATCTCTCTCCAACCATAGCCACCATAACTGTTAGCATAAGTCCATCCCGATGTTCCCATAGCGTTCCACATAATACTACCGTTAGTACTATCTGTACCTACAGTTTTATGTCCATTAGCATTAATACGCATACGTTCGGCGCCGGCAACAGTAAATACCACATTGTTTGCACTGTCAAAATATATACCAGTGTTTGATTGACTACCGCTTTGAATTGCTGGGGCGCCAGCACTACCGTTTGGTAAACGTAATACGCCAGTCATTGCATTACTGTTATTATTGCTCAAAGGTGTATAACCAATGTTTGTAGTCATTGCTCCGCTGGCCATACGATCAGCAGTAATACCTGCACCTGAAGAAATATCCCCGTCTACAATAGTTCTGTATGTAACTGTTCGTCCACTTAAATCTACGCTGGCTGCTAATTGTGTAGCACCGACTGCTCCTGTACCAATTTTTGCCGAGGTAATTGAATCTGCGGCAAATTTTCCAGTAACAACTGCATTATCAGCAACATCGCCTGCGGCAACAGAACCATCAATAATTGCCTCAGAATCTATGCGTTTAAAACTATTATACGTTGGCATTTAAATTATCCTATTAAAAATCCGCACCATAGGCTATGGTCTGCATGGAATCTTCCAGGTCCATTAGGTTGGTAAGGTTGTGGGCTAGCCCAGTCGCCTGCGCTCATATAAAACTCCACAGGAACCATAATGCCTGGAGCATGATGGTTTGGTAATCCGTGTGCAAAAATTGTGTGCGGGTGTCTACCACTTACACCTGTATTCGGCGCACCGTTACGTCCAATGTTCCAGTGTACATATCCAGGAGTACTGTTGTTATCATTATACCAATAAGATTGTACATAAAACCAATAATATCCCGATACAGGCGCTGTTACTCGAACGTTACTAGTAACACTGATACCGCCTTGTGTTTGAAATTGCCAACCAATACCTGTTAATTCTCTCCAACCTGCTCCACCAAATGAGTTCCAGTAGTACCACCCACCTAATCCGCAGGCAAAAAATGCAGGTCTATTAGGTTCAATAGCACGGCCGCCGCCATCAACTAGCATCTGTTGATTGCCAGATGTGGTAATTGCTACTTGGTTAGTAGTTGGAAAATATATTCCAGCATTATCATTACCGCTTCGGCCAATCGCATTACTACCAGTACTACCGCCGGCAAGTCTTAACTGACCACTGCTAACTGTGCCACCTGCTTTATTAACCGGTGTAAATCCTATATTGTTAACTGCCGCACCGCTGGCCATTTTGCCGCCAGTGATAGTACTATTGGCAATGTCTGCATTCACTATAGGACGGTATGTTACTGTTTTAGCACTTAGATCTACTGAAGCGGCTAATTGTGTGGTTCCTACAGAACCGTTTAAAATATCCGCAGTAGATACTGCATTGTTATTAATTTTTGCGCTTGTAATAGAATCTGTGCCTAATTGTGTACCAGTAATTGCACCGTCGACAATTGCTTCTGTATTGATTCTTTTAAAACTATTATATGTTGGCATTATATTATCCTATCAGGTGTCCGCTAAAAATTTGGTGTCCAGCATGATGACGACTGTTGTAACTGTGCCAACGAATCCATACACTGCCATATTCTCCGGCATTTAATCTAAATACAGAACTTTGACAACCACCGTCGTCGTAGTTATTTCTGTTACCGTGCATGTGTATGTTATAAGGTGTGCGTCCACCAGGTAACCAATCAACGTTGCCGTTTCTAGCAATCCAAGTATGTACATAACTAGGAGTACTGTTATTATCGTTCAATCTGTACCACACTGTGTGAAATACATAAAATCCAGATACAGGCGCAGTATATCTTCCGTTACTAGGATTCCAATTCGAGCCGCCAGTTTGGTGTGCGGCATTATTCCAACCCATTACACCGCCACATTCAAATGTACCTGTTCCACCATAGTTACTGGCGTATAACCAACCTGTGGTTGCTGACACAGCAAATGCTGGATGATTTGGTCTAAGAACACGACCACTGTTATTGATAACAATGGCTTCACTACCGCCGCCTGTGATTCTAATAGCATTGGCTTCTAAACTTATACCGGTATTTGTATTACCGTCTCTAGTAATACTAGGAGCACTGGCACTGCCTGCTGGAACTGTCAATACGCCAGTCATTGTATCGCCGGAAGTATTTACTGGAGTAAAGCCTATGTTAGTTACGGCAGCACCAGAAGCAAATTTTGCTCCAGCAACAGCAGCCGATGATGATATATCACTGTTAACTATAGGACGGTATGTTACAGTTTTACCACTTAAATCTATGGTTGCATTTAATTTTGCTGATGTAACTACTCCAGACATATCTGCGGCTACAACAGCACCGTCTTGAATATCCCCAGTTACAATAGTTGTGTTAGCGATGTCTGCAGATTGTACAGTTAAATCAACGATTGCTTCGCTGGAAATTTTCTTAAAACTAGAATAACTAGGCATCTCTTATCCTTAAATTGTGAAGATTCTCCAACCTCTAGTTGCGTCATAGTAAACTATTTCCAATGCCGCTCCCTGTGTTGTAATTTGTAAATCTCCTGCCTGACCCATTATTGGTTGACCGTTTCTTAATAATTGACATTGATTTGTATTAAATGTATTTGCAATATCATAAATTCGAATTGTGTCGCCTTTGGCAGGTGCCGCTGGCAACGTTATATTGATTGATGCAGATGTTGTATTAACCCACAATGCCTGGCTTGCGGCAGCGGTGTATGTTGTAGTAACATCAACGTTAACATATCCACCAGCAACTGCGCCAGATAAAATATAATTTGTTCCGTCTGATGTTAAAAACGCCACTGTTTGATTTTGTAAAACAAAAGTCGAAGCAACGTTAGCACTGGGACCTTTAATAGTTCCGCTTGGTGTGCTAAGTGTAACTACTCCACCTGTGTTGTTATAGAACCCTTGTTGAGAACCGTTGGCCGCGGCAGGCGTAGCCAAAGTTACAGTATAGGGTGCAGTTCCTGTTAAAGTTGTAAACAGTCCTTGTGCGGGTGATGATAGGACAGCCGCACCGCTTTGAGTTGTAACTGACGCTACTGTGTTATATCGTGCCATGTCTCATTGTTTCCTTATTAAGCAGTTGATGTTTCAATACCGTAGACTGTACAGCCTACGTTTGCGGCACTTGAATACACTACAACGTTTAATCCTGCCTGTGCTACTAAACCTGTACGTTCAAAAACACCGTTGGCGATAATTGTAGTATCGTACTCTAAATAATCTTGTACGTTTGGTGTACTAGTTGCTGCCAATGCAAGGCGTATCTGTACCGCTGTAGCGTTTCTATTAGTAATAGAAACGTTAAACACTCCGTAGTTGCCTGTAGGAACTGTATATGCTACAGTGCCTGCTCCTGTTGTTCCTGCGGGGATAGCCGCTACTCCTAATCTTCCTGTTGCCATGTTATAATTTCTCCATTTTTATCTTTGCATAAAGAACGCAAGTGCAACGGGAGACCCGTCGATACCACCTGTAAAGTTCATTCTACTTGTTACGTTAATACCTTCACCTGTTGTAGTACTAATGCTGTTACCAGCAATATATATCACACCGGATGTCAGTGTATTTACGTTCAATGAGCTCTGTCCACCACCAATCTGTGCTGTAATATAAGCTCTAATTGCTCTTTGTGTTGGTACAACATTATCGCTGTCCGCTGTAAAGAACGGATCTGTACTGAATTGCGTAATAATTGCACTGTCAATACCTAATTCAATTGAACCTAACTGCAAACTATTTAATCCGCTTAGGTTGAACGCTGACGCATTCAATGTAGCAGTACCAGTTGCCTGTTGTACTCCAAACAAGTTACCAACGTTAAAGTTACCGTCTTGGTCAGTACTTGTAAAGAACACTCGTCCACCGTTGGTAAACAGTGCCTGATTAGCCTGTATTGCTGTAGCAATATCTACATACGGATAATTTGTCTGAGTTTGATTTCCGGTACCAATGTATAGGTAATCATGGCCAGTTAAACGAACCTGACTGTATTTCAATCTTGTTGTAATAGCGTCACCGTGTCTTGGTGCATTCAATGTTGTTAGACTTGGGTTAATTTGGAACGTTGCTTTGTATGTTCCCATGTTATCTAAATCTTCAACAAAGTTTGTCACAGTAACTAGTTTGTAGTATTCTCCAGGAATATTTGCAAATTCAACGTTTGCACCTGCTGTAGGTACTTCAGATAATCCGTAAACGTTAACAAATGTGCTTACTTGGAACAAGTCACTGTAACCGTCACCTACAGTATCGCTGGTAGCAGTTGCATTATCAGCACCTCTGTTACTGAAACTTGGATTTCCTAATGCGCCGTCACCTGTACGAGCTCTAAACGCTGCCACTTTAACCTTGTTAGGATCAGTAACGGTGAACACTGGTGCCGCACGATAAGTCATTCCTGATATAGTTGCAGTTTCTAATGTCACTGCTGTTGCACTATATTGTGTTGCACTAACTTTAAACTGTGTGCTGGTAATTGTTGAACCAATTACATAGTAAGTTTGCTCTTCAACTAGTCCGCCTGCGCTAGTTCCAAAGAACTCAACTGGTTGTCCGTCAACTAAATTCACTGTATTATCTACAGTAATTAAATTTGTTGTAACTGCGGTAGCACTCACTGTACCGTATGGATAACCTGATCCAGGTTCTACCATACGTGTTTCTATAACTACACCCGATGCAACCTTAACACGACCTAAAGCCTGTGCACCAGTTCTAATACTTGCGGCAATAGTTCCTGATGTATTTGAAATTGCAACCCATAATGGACGGTTGTTGATGTTACCAAACACCACAGAGTTCCAGTTACTAGAACTTGGCATTGCACGTAATGTCCAGTTAATACCGTCCGGGCTAGTAGCGGCTGTAGTGCCTCCGCTAGCCACTGCAAAGAATAGACCTTGACCGTAGCCAATTTCTGTCCATGTGGCTGCTGAAGGCAGTTGGCTTACACTTAATACCCAAGATGTACCTTTGTCATAACTTATAGCAACGTTTCTTGTTCCTGTAGCGATTGCTACAAAACGTCCATTACCATAAACAACATGACTCCATGTTGAGCTAGTTGGCAAATTACCGCCTGCTGTCCAAGCACTGCCGTTACTCGATACTGCTGTGGCTACGTTACCTGTTGTAATTGCAACGAATGTTCCGTTACCGTAGGCTACGCCACTGTAAGTTCCTGAACCCAGTGTTGGAATTGTTCTAGTAGTCCATAAACTTCCTGTTACACTAGAAGCCGCGCTGGCTGTACCACCAACAACTACATACACACCATTGCCGTAGGCAATTGATGTGAAGTCACTGGCTGGTAATGCTGTTCCTGCTGTCCATGCACTGGTTCCAGCAATACCAGTTCTAGTTGTGTAGGCATTGTTTGTACTACCAGTTGCAATGGCTACATAACGAGCACCTGTATCTAATATTGTAATTGCAGGAGTAGTTGTGTAACCCTGTCCACTATAGTTAATAGTGAAACTACTGACACCAGCGTTGGTTAAACTTGGCGTTGCTACTGCTGTAGTACCAATGTATAGTAATGTGGCTGTTCCGTTAGATGCAGAACCGCTGGTATGTGTTGGCCCGGTAGTAGTTAATGTACCACCTGCGGTTACTTGATACCAATTTTTACGGTTTGGTGTAACTGTTGTATTAGTGTAGAAAATTTTATCATTTAATGCAACAGTACCGCCTGAACTCCATGCTGTTCCTGTGTATGGATCATCAATAGTTACACTTGGTGCGCTGAAATAATTCTTACCCCAAGAATTAACTACAATATCTGTAACACGATCTGTTGCTACGCTGACAGTAGGTACAGCATTATATCCTGAACCAGGAACTGTAACTGTTATAGTTGCAATAGCACCATTTAAAACTGTACAAGTAGCAACTGCTCCTGAGCCGCCGCTTACTGGAGTGAATACAATCACAGGAGGAGTATTAAAGCCCTCGCCGCCGTCAAATATTGTCACTGTGGCTACTTGATCTTGTGTTGCGGCGCCTGTAGTGTTAGGCACGCCCAATACTGCTTGTAAAACTGCACCACGTCCGCCGATACCGCCAACGATTGTTGTAGCAGTTGCACCTTCTCCGCCCCCGTAGACTACATCTATCCAGTTTGCACTGGCTGGTAACACACCTGCACTAGCCCATGTTGTTCCGGTGGCGCTAAATGATGTTGTAGTCGAACTACCTCCAGATACTGCAACGTATTTGTTATCTCCAAAAGTTGCTTCAGTCCATGTGGCTGTTGCACTTAATGTTCTTGCTGTTGCTGTGTAACCAGGTGCGGCATAACTAATTTTTGGTTCGATAATATATGTTGTGGTTAAATCTAATGCACTAACTATAGGTGTTCCTGGAACAACGTGATCCCAACCAGCAGCCAATATTGGTAATGATACAACGCCAGTTGCACTGATACTTACTGCGGTGCCACCTGCACCCGTAGTACTAATTGAGAATTGTGTAGCAGTTAAACCTGAAGTTCTTACATAATATATTCTGTTTGCTTCTACACCATTGGCCGCACTGGTAAACCAAATTGGCATGCCTGCGTATAGAGTTACTGTGCTTGGAACTGTGATTAAATTGGTTCCTGTTGTTGTTGCAGTAGCAGTTATCGAAGTGAAACTATCTTTGTAAACTTTTGCAATTTTACTTCCAGTTTCATATGTTAGAATATTAGCATACTGTCCAACACCTGTACCAGCAGTAATTTGAATACGCATACCAATATATGCGGCACTTAATGCTTGGTCTGTTGCGGCAATAGTAATTGTTGTAGCATCACCTGTCTGTGCCGCGTTGGCCGCAGTAACATAGTTAGTACCACCAACTCCGTCACCGTTGTCTAAGTCAATAACTCTAGTTTCAAATATTGCTCCATCACGGAATTCATCGCCAATCGCTGTGGCATTATAACCAGAACCATTGATTGTGTGTGATGTATTTGTGTAATTTGTACCAGCATTACCATATTCAAAACGTAATACTTCCATTACACCGTCTGTTACAGTTTGTGTAATCTGTGCCTGAGCACCACGATTATTTAAACGTGCATATAGTGGAACTTCTTGACTGTTTACACCTTCAGCAATAACACCATAAACACCGTATGAGCTGTTACCGTTAGTAGCACGGATACGTCCACCTAGTTCTGCTAGGTACCCTGCATATGAATAGTATGCGAATACAGAAACAAGTTCTGTTAACGAATCAGCACCAGTACACCACACGCCAATACCGTCGCTTAGAATTGTTGTAAAGTCGTTCTTAACCATTGACTTGTTACCGCCGGCATGTAGACTAGAATCAATCTTAGCACCGGTACAGCCATAACCAAACATAGTTACGTTCTGACTATAATGCGAACGTGTCTGTACCCATACTTTGCTGTCGTTTGGACCAAATCCTGGGTTCAATGCTACATAAGCACCGGCAGTTGGTCGCTTGGTTCCGTAGGCATTTTCGTCTGATAGATCACCTTCTAATCCTCTTAGAGTGCAGTTACGTAAGCCAGTTGCGTTGCTTACATGGAACATGTCGCTCATTTCAGAACCTTTAACAGCATTGTTGTACAATACTGCGCTTCTAGCAGATTTATAATTACCTGGCCAGTTCAAGTCGTATATGATTGAACTGATATATTCTCTCATGTCTCTCTTACATGCGTCTTCATCAAATGAGTATGCTGTCTGCATTACACCAGTACTGGTTGTTAATGCTACTGGTGTTGTTGAATCTACCATTTCGCCAATAGTAAATGTAGTTGTAGTTGGTGTTGTTAATACATAGTACTGAACACCATATGAAATGCCACCCCATGCGGTACCAATAGTAACACCGGCAAGTCCTGTGGCAGTACCTGGATCAATTGCTGGACCTCCTACACTGCTACTTACTTTAACTGTTGTTGGGTTTACTACTGCTTGAACATAGTAAATTCCTGCTGTTAATGTTCCAAGACCTGTACCAGTTACTACAAATCTCATATTAGTAGTAACGCCCGCCGCAGTTCTTAGTGTAACATTCTTTGTTCCGGAATCAACTGCTTCAATTAATGTAGTAAGTTCTGTAGAACTAAATGTAACAGGATCTCCTACAGTTAATCTATGAGATGCAGATGTTGTAAATTCATCAGTGGTTGCATCTGTTGATGTAACTGTGCCTCCAAACTGACTCTTGATCCATGCTGTGGCTTCGTTTTCTAAGAAAGTACTGTTATTTCTTAAAATTTCAGCGGCATTGATAATGCCAACGTCATTCATATATGACAATGTACCGTTGACTTCTGGAGTTTCTCCTACACCTTTGTCAATAATATCAATAATAATTGACATCATCTTTCTAACGTATGTTTCAGCATCAGCATTGTTGTCAATAACAGCGGCAACTAACTTTTTCATGTATCTAAATGCTTGTAGAGTTGCACGTTTTTGATCATCAAGCACTACACTGGCTTGTGCTTGATAGTAACTCATACCTGCTTTTACTGAACGGAAATTGCTGTTCATCATTAAGTCATAACGAATAGCATCAATGATATATCCAACATCGCGACTGCATGTTGCAGAATTGTAATTTAAATTTGGATAGTTATCTGTAATGTAAGTAATAACATTATTTTGAATTGTTGATTTGTTTACTGATAATAATGTATTTTGATTTACTAAATTAGCAGTTACCCAACTTGTTCCTGGTAGGTTTGTAATCTCAACTGCAATACTTAACCCGGTTCCGTTGGTGAATGTTGCTATTGCTGTTCCGTTATATGTTGCAGCCAATCTAAATTGTGTACTGGTTAAACCAGCACTGATAACA